TCTTTCATAGTCTTGCCTTTCGGTAGTGGTTGATATTGCAGGGCTAATCGTATACCTACCTATACCCCATAATCAAGGCTATTTTGCCTATGGCGCAGCCCGGCGCAGCCACGAAAGGCCGGGCGATAGGTCACCGGTTAGCGGTCTGCCGGGTTAGGTCTAGCCCGTAATGGGTGAGGATCTCTGCGGTCTGACGTTGCGCCGGGTTACCTTGCCTCATACCGGCAGGGGTCTGAAGGTTGATCTAACCGGGCAGGTGAGATGTTAAGGGTGCAGGATAACCGCGCCGGTATTAGAGTCACCCATCCCGTTTACCCCTATTGCCCCGCAGATCACCCCGCAGACCGCAGACCGCAGGCAATTAGACCGCAATCCTAGACCGAAAGTCTACCCCCCGTTGTTAATTTTGATCGAGCGTGCACCTATACTCCCCAGAAAAATATATTTGCTAAAGTGAAACCCCGTCTGAACAGGACTTTTATAGTATGTGAGCAACGTCACACCGTAAAAACAGGAAATCGGGTTTTTTTCCTGCCTTATATATAGTAGGGGCGGCAGTGTGGATAGCCCCTACGCGGTCCTCTGGCGAGGCCCCTAGGCCGAGTTCCAACTTACCCCTCACTCGCTGTGGCTTCGCTCGGGCGTCAAGCCCGTCGCTGGTCGGCACCTTTTAGTGGGGATAGTTATATTTAGCCCACCACTAAATCGAATCGCTTTAACCCACCATAAGAGAATCTGATTCCGGCCCGTCTAAGATTAAGGAACTGCTATGGCAAAGAAACCACTGACTCCCATTGAAAAAGAAACTCTTAGGTTTGCTAAAAGTGTTAAAAAAACAGGGAAGCCAGGAGATTTGCAAAAGACCTTGGATAGTCTTAGTTCAGCAAGCAAAGCCACTTTAGCCAGCGCTATTAAAAAATCCCAACCAGCATCACGGGCAGCAAAAGTAAATAAGCCTGCTAAACAAGCTAAGCCAGATGAAATTAAAGTTCGTAGCAGAAGCACAGGGAAACTTTCTACATTTAATACAAAACCTAAACCTCGCGGTGGTCTACGTGGTGGTGGAAGTCTTGGTGGCGGTGGCGGCCTAAACAAGGCGAATAGATAATTAAACTAGGAGTCTAATGGCTGACAACTCGGCTGACATAGCAAAGAGAATCATCCTAGGTTGTGTCTCAGAAGGTATGACTATTGAAGCTGCCTGTGGCAGCGCAGGTAAGTCTATTAAGACCTACGAGTATTACCGTCGCACTGATAAGATCTTTGCAGACAAGATTGACCGGACACGGCTAGGTTTGAAGGATAAGTCCTTTGCCTCATCCGATGTCCACGATATGACCTTTCCAGAGTTCCGCCAGCAGTTCCTCCATAGCCGTACCTTCCCACATCAGCAGAACATCGTAGATGTGATTGAAGGACGTGAACCAGGGTGGTTACACCCCTCTATGAAGTTTGAACCAGGCTTGGCAGCAAACCGTGTACTTATTAACATCCCGCCAAACCACGCCAAGTCCATCACGATCACTGTGGACTACGTCACCTGGCAGGTATGTAGGAATCCTAACTTTAGAGTTCTTATCGTATCCCAAACGCAGCAGTTAGCTGCCGACTTTCTCTACGCCATCAAGCAACGTCTGACGCACCCAATGTACCAAGAGTTACAGACTGCGTATGCTGCTGGCGTAGGGTTTAACTCTAAGTCTGCTTCGTGGCAGGCTACCCGTGTCACCTTTGGTGATGAACTTCGTGAGTCATCTGAAAAGGACCCAAACATCGAAGCCGTCGGTATCGGTGGTCAGATCTACGGTAAGCGTGCAGATATGATTATCGTAGACGACGCTGTGACCTTAAAGAACGCTAATGAGTTTGAGAAGCAGATCCGCTGGTTGACCCAAGACGTGCGATCCCGTTTGAACCCTACAGGTAAGTTGATCGTTATTGGTACCCGTGTAGCCTCGGTAGATCTCTACCGCGAGCTACGCTCTGAGGATCGCTACCCTGGTGGGCTAGTTCCTTGGAAGTACTTGGCTATGCCGGCGCTTTTAGAAGCAGATGAGGACCCTGACAAGTGGGTTACGCTTTGGCCTTATTCGGATATGCCATTTGATGGACAAGAAGAAGCCGACAAGAACGAAGAAGGTTTATACCCACGTTGGTCTGGTCGTAACTTATACAACGAACGCCAAGCGATGGATACATCTACCTGGGCGCTGGTCTACCAGCAACAGGATATATCTGAGAACGCAGCTTTTGATCCCGTCTGTGTTAAAGGTTCTATTGACGGGATGAGAAAGTCAGGTCGTCTTGAACCAGGTTATCCAGGCCATCCAAAAGATCTTTCTGGCTTTAGTATTATCTGTGGTCTTGATCCTGCTATGGTCGGTGATACTGCTGCGATCTGCTATGCTATTGATCGAAGTACCAATAAACGTTATATTGTTGATGCTATCAAGATCACTGGTCCGTCTCCGCAGCAAATCCGCGAGTTAATTTTTAACTGGACTTCCATTTATAGTCCCTCTGAATGGGTAGTAGAGAAGAACGCTTTCCAAGCCTTCCTTACCCAAGATGAAGGAATCCGTCAGCACCTTGCTACTAGAGGTGTACTGCTGAAAGAGCACCATACTGGTTCTAATAAGTGGGATGCAGGCTTCGGCGTTGCATCAATGGCTACACTCTTTGGAACTAAGCAGTCCGATGGTAAGCACCACCGCGATAATTTGATCCACCTACCTAGTGACCAGACTGAAAACGTCAAGGCGCTAATCGAGCAGTTGATTACGTGGACACCTACTACTAAGGGTAAGACCGACTTGGTAATGGCCCTGTGGTTCTGTGAGATCCGAGCACGCGAGATGCTCAACTATGGTCAGTATGCAAGCCACCATATGAAGAATCCATTTTTGTCCAGAAAAGAAATGGGCAAGCGAGTAGTCGTCAACATAGATGAACTCATCGCAGAGCAAAACAAAACATTCATCTAAGGAGATATAATGAAGCCAGCAAAGAAAACATCATACTCACCAGCACCTATGTCTGAAAAGGCAAAGAAGACTGCTTCTACTCGCGCAGCAAAGAAGCAAGCAGTATCTAAAATTAAAAAAACACTATCAGCGATTTCTCCTATTGATACTAAAGCAGCTAAAAAGGCTGTGGGAATTACATTAAAAACAGCAGCGCTTCCAGGAGATGTAGTTCGCAAAGCAACTAAAGCTGGTCTTAAAGCTTTGGTTAAGGACCCTCGCGCTACACAGCGTCAAGTTGGAACAATCAAGCCAATGCCTAAGAAACTGTATCGCCAGGTTGGAACAACCAAGCCAATGCCTGAGAAGCCAAAGAAGTAATTAGTTTTAGTCCCCGTTATTAGGAGTTACATTGTTATCAGTTAAAGAGATTGACGCGAAGCTAGCGCGTTTGCGTACCAAGTACGCACCCCGCGACCAGCGTATGCGCGACGTTCTTTCTGTACGTCAGGGAGACTTGTCTAAAGTATTCCCATCAATGTTCTCCGAGGATTACCCAAAGCCACTCGTTGCCAACTTCATTGACGTAGCAGCACGTGACTTGGCAGAAGCCGGTGCTCCTCTACCTTCCTTTAACTGCTCTGCAAACAATATGGTTTCTGACGCTCAGCGTAAGGCAGCAGATACCCGCACTCGTATTGCCAACTACTACGTATCTTATTCTAACCTTTCACTACAGAACTACAAGAACGCTGACTGGTACAACACCTACGGTATGACTATCGGTATGGTAGAGATGGACTATGAGGATAATAACCCTCGTATGCGCCTACTTGATCCAACAGGTTGCTACCCAGAGATGGACCGCTTTGGTCGTACTACATCGCTGACTCAGTTAATTGTTTCTGATGCCGACACAATCGCTTCCCAATACCCAGAGTATGCAGAGCAGATCCTCAAGAAGAATAACTTCCAACCAGGATCTCCATATATGACTATTGTGCGCTATCACGATGCAGACCAAGATCTTATCTATCTGCCTCAGCGTAATAACTTGGTACTCTCACGTGTACCTAACCCAGTAGGTAAGTGTTTAGCACGAGTCTATATCCGTCCATCTTTGGATGAGCAAGCTCGTGGTCAGTTCGATGATGTACTCTCAGTACAACTTGCTCGTGCTCGCTTTGCTATCTTGCAGATCCAAGCAGCAGAGAAGTCTATCCAAGCACCTATTGCTATCCCACAGGATGTGCAAGAACTTGCTTTGGGACCTGATGCAATTATGCGTTCTGCTAATCCGCAAAACATCCGTCGTGTAGGACTAGATCTACCACCTGGAGTCTTTACTGAGTCCGGTGTCCTTGAGCGTGAACTACGCCTTGGTGCTCGTTATCCAGAGTCACGCTCTGGTGAGATCAACGCATCTGTTGTTACAGGACGTGGTGTACAAGCACTACAAGCAGGATTTGATACACAGATCAAGGCAGCACAAGCACAGTTTGCACGCCTCTTTGAAGATCTTGTTGGTCTTTGCTTTGAAGTAGATGAGAAGATCTTCGGATCTTTCCAGAAAACAATTAAGGGAACCGATGACGGTACACCTTATGTACTCAAGTACATCCCTTCCCGTGATATCAAGGGTGAGTACGGAGTAGATGTACGCTACGGAATTATGTCCGGTATGGACCCTAACCGTGCAGTTATCGCATTACTACAAATGCGTTCAGATAAACTTGTTTCCCGCGACTATGTACGCCGTGAACTACCAGTGGAGATCAATGTTACACAAGAAGAACAGCGAGTTGATATCGAAGAGTTACGCGACTCTTTACGTATCGCTGTTGCTCAGTACGCTCAAACCATCCCTGCGATGGCATCGCAAGGTCAAGATCCTTCCCAGGCTGTTACTCGCATTGCTGAAGTCATCGCGGGTCGTCAAAAAGGTTTGTCGTTAGAGTCAATCGTGGAAAAGGCGTTTGCGCCAGAACCTCCACCTCCAGCTCCTGCTATGCCTGAGATGGCAATGGCAGGTATGCCTCCTCAAGTTCCAGCAGCAGGTGCGGCCCCCGCCCCAGCCTCAGCGCAACCTCCACAAGAACAAGGTGGTATGGCCCCTGCTGCTGGTCAACGTCCCGATATAGCACAACTACTAGCCGGTATAACTGGCGCAGCATAAAGGAAAGGAGGCGCACTATGAACAAGGGAACACACGCAAAGGCTCCAGTACAGCCAGTTAAGGTTGATACAAAGGCTGGTTCAGTTAAGGGTGGAGAAGTCAAGTTTGGCTACGCTCCAGCTGCTCGCAAAGGCAAGAAGGCTTAATTTACTGAAGGGTGTACAGGGTGCTGAATCACAACGATAGGGTTCCACGCCCTGTACGCCCAACAGATCTACTTGTTATATTTACAGGTGCTCTTTACAATTTATCGCAAGTGTTAGAAACATTCTTTTCAGAATTATTTGAACTTAGTATTTATCATTCAAACCAAAAGACAAAAACAATGCAAGCGTGGGAAGAAATGACCACAGACCTAGAACAGTTACAGGAGGGAACAGATGGCTAAAAACCCAAATGCTGGAGTTTCAGGTCCTGGATCATACTCAAAGCGTACAGACATCGGAACGCCAGAGATGAAGATGGGTTCTATTGCATACGGAGAAGGTGTTGAGACGGCTGCTATTCAGGCTGGTGCTCCACTTGCTAAATCCGCACCAATGGCTCCTTCAGAAGTAATGCAGCCAAGTGCTCCACTTACTTCGCTATATGCTGAAACACAGTACAAAGATCGTCCCGTTACTAACGGTATTGATATGGGTGCTGGTGCAGGATCAGAAGTAATAAATGGGCCTAAAGATACAGACCTAGAATTTCGTGCTTCAATACAGGCAGCAAAGCCAGTATTAGCATTTGTTATGGATCAACCAAACACATCTCCAGAAACTCGCGCAATCATTAAACAGTTGTGGCGGTTGACGTGAGCATATGGAACAGAATCGGTGACGTTGCCACAAGCGTAAAGAAAGCATCAGAAACAGGTCTTACTAACCTAGGTAAGTTTATTGAAGATGTAGCAGTTGGTGGCGTAGGTGTGGCTAAGATGGCCTACGATATTGGTACTGCTCCTTGGAATGATGAAGATGCCTATAACGGTTTTGTCAAACCATTTAAGTCTGCTTGGAACGATAGCAAAGAGAATGTAATCCGCCCATTGGCCTCAGCCGGTGGAGCAATTATGAAGGTCCCAGGACTTCAGACTGCTCTTGAAAAGGTTAACGAGGTTAACCAAGAGTACATCCGTGAACCTGCCGCAACATTTAACCTTGTCCAATCAGGTATTGTTGGTGGAACAGCAAGTTTCTTTGATCCTAATGACTGGAAAAAAGCCTATCGTGCTGTCAACGAAGAGCAAGAAATCGTTGATCCAATAACTGGTGAAGTAACAGTAGTCCCACCTATCTCTTTAGGTCAGGCTATTGCTCAAAATACTCGACTTATCTTTGATCCAAAGTTTAATATCTATGATCCACGTGAACGTCAAAAGGCATTTTACAATAGTGCTTGGGGACAGACACAGTCTGGACTCCTTGATGTTGCTGGATTATTTGCAGGCGATGTAACACTTGGCGTTGCCAAGGTTGGTAAAGTTGCAGCAGCTAGCACTCTTGCAAAAGGAGCACTTAGAACAGCAGATGACGTTGCCAAGGCAGCAGAAGATATTACTAAGGCTCAGTACGGTGTAGACAATCGTTTCACCAAGGTACTTGATGACTTTACTGCTAATGATTCAGTCTACGCTTTGAACCATCCTTTAGTTCGATCATCAAATCAACCAGGACTTCTCGCCCACCTTCTTGGTGAGTCAGCAGAACGTGAGCAGACAGCTCTTATCCTTCGCTCAGCAATGGGTGATCCAAAGGCTATGGACGATCTAGCACTACGTCGTGCTGATATGAAAGATGCTCTTGCTGTTGCTCGTGGAGATATGTCAGCAGTTGATGAGTGGAAACTCTTTTCTGCTCCAGACGGAACAGGAATGATCCCATTCCTCACCGAATCACCTGCTGTTATGGATGAGGCTTTAGCAAACTACAACGCACTTCTACGCTCAGATGAAACATTTGCAAAGATGATGACTCTTGGCGAAGGTGGTGGAGCACTAAGTCGTACCACCGGATATGGTGTCCAAGGTGTTGAGGATTTTGTTGCTAAGTCACGCTCACTACGCTTCTATGACAAGAAGGTCGGAAGTGCAAACATTGAAGTATTTCAGCCAACACCATTCCACCGTCTTTACCAGAAGATCTCGTGGGGTCTTGGAGAACGTCCAGCAGGTCTTGTTGACTTTAACGATGCAGATTCATACCGTGAAGTAGTAGCGACACTAGAGCGTCTACGTCCATCTGATTCAGTTGTTCCAGGAACACCTACAAATATCCGTCGCCTTGGTGCTATTACAGACGATGAAGCCAATGTTTTGCTAGATGATTACATCAGAGCAGCAACTCCTGAAGAACGACAGATTGCCTCTATCAATATCGAAAGCAAAGCGGTACGCGCCCTTGCTGCAAAGCACGGAGTTGACGAAGAGACAGCAGATCAGATTTACAAGAACTACGCTAACAGTCGCACATCTGCGTTAGCTTCTATTAAAGACAAAGGCTTTATGGTAGACCTTGACGGTTCAATCCTAAAGGTCCCACAACTTGAGTCACAGACAGGCAACTTCTTGCCTATTATGGACTTTGAGGTATTAGACCGCCTCCTTCGTGAAAACTCAAGCGTTCTTTCCGCCCTTAAAGGCGCTACCGTAAACACTACCCTTGACAGGTTAGATCTCTTCCAAGATTTATTTAAGGCAGCAGTTCTGCTTCGCCTAGGTTATACAATCCGTAACGGTATTGATTCTCAACTTCGTATCGCTGCATCAGTCGGTTCTATGACAACGCTACGCCATCTAGGTCCTGGTGTTAAAAACTTTGTCTATAACACAGTAAAAGAGCCTGCTCGACTTATTGATCGCTACCTACCTAAGTTTGATGGTATGACAATCAAGAATGTTCAACAGTCAGCCACAATGGTTACTCGTGAACTTAACGAGATCAAGACAAAGATAGCAGAAGCTGAAGCACGCTTATCACTTAAGCCAGATGATCTTGATGCAATGGGTGAGATCAATACAATCACTATACAGAAACGATTAACCGAGTAGGAACAGTTGACCCAAAGAAGCGTATTGGCACTGGCTCCTTTGAAGTTACTGCCAGCGATGGTAGCAAATACGTTCTATATGATGCTTTCGGTGGTCCTCTAGGTGAGATGTTCCGGACGATTGCATCATCTGCTAACTCGTTCCAGCGTATGGTAGAGAGCAACTCTGATATGTTCGGACGTGCTCTACAATCTAAGGGTTACGGTATTGTAAAGCCAACAGATCCTGGTTACTTTGAACAGTGGGCGCAAACACTACGCCAGCAGTTTGGTAACTCAGCAGTTGTACAACGACTTGTTACAGGTGAAAGCGTAGAAGATATTACTCGATGGCTTGCAGGTTCACCTGCTGGTCGTGACCTACGCAAGCGTTTGGCTATTGACGATTCAGCTGAATACGTCACACGTATCAGCCGGTTCTTGGATAACTATTTGCCAGAATCATCAGGTCTACGCACAAGCATACGTGAGGTTACAGCAAACGACCTACGCGGAGCGTTCAAAGATCCAACGACTCTTCCTACAATTCACGGTCACGTACTTGAAGAGGCCGTATCTAATACTTCAAAGTTGCAAATTAGAACCCTTATCAACGGGGCTTTTAAGTTCCTTGCTCAACTTCCTGAAGATGCTTGGGCTAGAAACCCACTGTACATCCAGTTCTACCGACAAGAAGCACGTCGTCGCATTGACATTGTTGGTGGCCTAAAGGGTGGCAAACTTACAACAGCAGATCAAGAGGCTGTGATGGCTGCTTCCCACAAGGTAGCACTGCGTCAAATGAAGGGCATTCTATTTAACATTGAGCGTCGAAGCAATCTTGCAGCAGCAATGAAGTTTATTAGCCCATTCTTCTCAGCGCAAGAGAACGCTTACAAGACTTGGCTTAAGATGTCTGTAGCAAACCCTGCTATTGTCAATCGTGGCTATATGGTCTGGCAATCACCGAACCGTGCAGGTCTTGTTACAGATCAGGACGGTAATCCAGTCCCAGAAGGTCAGACTTCCGGTAGTGATGTAATTTGGCTTTCAGTTCCAAGTGGTATGCGTGGTATTCCAGGTATGGATTCGCTTACTCAACTAGGTATTCCAAAGCAATCCTTGGATATTATCTTCCAGGGTGGTATGGATGTCCTTTACAATAAGGGTAATCCAAACATCTTTGGTGATCTATTTCCGGTAGGTCCATATGTTGCAGCTCCAATTTCTGAGATCGTTAAAGAAAAGCCTGAACTAGCAGATTCTTTTAAGTGGGCATTGCCATATGGTCCATCAAAGAATGTCGTATCTAACTTTATCCCAGCTTGGTCACAGAAGGCTATTGCAGCAAACAAAGAGTTGGATGACGCTCAGTTTGCTAAGTCATATGCTCTTATCTTTGCTACAGAAGCAACTAATGCCAAACTCAATGGTACTAAAATGCCTACCGCAAAAGAGATTATGAGCAAGACGAAGGATTACTGGAACTTGCGTATTGCAGCAAACCTTATCCTACCGTTTGCTCCACGCTTTGATAGCCCTTATCAGTACTACATCCAGAAGTCTCGTGAGTATAAGCAACTCTACGGTATGGATGCAGATGCTAAGTTCCTTAAGGACTTCCCAGAGTACTTTGCCTTTACAGCAAGCACTTCTAAGAACCCTGCCAAGGTAGACTACACAGTTGCAGCTGTTAAAAACATCAAGAAGTATGATGGGCTTATCAGTGAACTTTACAACATTGAGCCAAAACTTATCGGTTTTGTTGTCAATGAAAAGGAAGGCTATAAGTTCTCAGACGCTGCCTACGAGTATCTATACAACAAAAAGATCTCACCCGATTCTCCTGAAAAGTTTCTTGGACCTATGAGTCCAGCAGAATCACGGAAGAAGAGCGAGGCTGAACTTGGATGGATTAAATACAACCAAGTAATGGATATTATTGATGAGGAACTTACTAATAGAAAGTTATCATCAATTACCCAAAAAGGTGCAGAAGATCTTAAGGTAATCAAGGAGACTGTTGTATTAGGTCTTTCACGTCAGAAGGATGCAAAGGGTGAGTACATAGTCAACCCTAAGACTGGAACTTATTCCCAGACTGCGTGGTATGACGACTACCTAGATTCAGATGGATCTAAAACTAATAGAGTCATCTATGGTTTCTCGAAGATCCTCAATGATCCAGAGTATCGTAAAGATAATAAGAACTCTTCAACATTTAAGAGTGTTGAAGTTTACTTTGATATTCGCAAAATGTTTGCTGAAGAATTACAGGGCAGAGAGTCAAAGTCTATTGATGCTAAGTCAAACATTGACATCCGCATAATGTACGACTTGATGGTTAAGAAATTAAAGACTGATGATCCTATTGGATTTGCGCCTTTATATGAAAGATTCTTAAGCCAAGACCTTGTCGTTGATAAGTATTTAACACCAAAGGAGCCTAAGTAATGGCAGATGAAAAAAAGCCGTCTAGTATCTTAGACAAGCTAAGTGGAATTGTGGATACAGAGGATCTCAAGGAAGCATTAGCAGGTCTTCCAGCGGCAACTGCGGAAAAGCCAAAGAAGTCAGGCACTTACGTCAGCACACAGGTTTCATCCAACATCCCACCTGCTTCTACTTTGGCAGATTATATCAATACAGTATTCCAGAAGTACAAGGGTAGAGATGCTAACCCTACAGAACTAAAGACTTGGCTACCGGCAGTAACTGCCCAGTACAAGTCTGAAAAGGGTAAGAGCAAGAGCACCATTAAGTACACCTATAAAAACGGTGAACTTCTCAAGACGGAATACCTTACAGCCAATGGCGAAGATCCTAAGTTATGGATTGAGAATAAGGTCAAGGCAGATGTTCTTGCTGGTAAGCAAGATGTTAATGCTCTTGCAATCCCAGAAGGCCCATCAGGAAAGTACTTTGTAGCCCTTAAGAATGTAGCTGCTAGAAATGGAATTATGCTTTCAGATAGCGCAGCCACAGACTATGCCAACGGTATTGTCGCTGGCAAAATAGATGAAGATACTGCTTACAACACAATTCGTGAGAGTGCAGCAGAAGCCTTCCCTGCGCTAGCAGATAAGATAAAGGCAGGCATAGATCTTAAGACTTTGGCTGATCCTTATATCCAGTCAATGAGTAGCATACTTGAGATACCAGATACTGGTATTGATATGTTTGACCCAAAGATTCGTAATGCTATGGCTTATACATTGCCAGATGGCAAGATCGGAACTCGATCAATCTACGAATTTGAAAGAGAACTACGCAAGGACCCACGTTGGCAGTACACAGATAATGCACGTAATGATGCAGCAAGCATCGCTACTACAGTGCTCAAAGACTTCGGATTTATGAGGTAATGATGGCATCAAAAGACGCTATGTACGATGCAAAAATGGCAGCAAAGGCAAAGGCAAAGGCTGCAACCAATGCAAGTGCTATTAAACAAGTTGGACCATCAGGTGGTCTTCCTGCTGGAGTTATTGCTGGCGTTACTAGGCCAACAACATCTATTGACCCAGTTCAGGCTGAGATTGATCGTATCAATGCAGCAAAGGGGGAAAATAGAGCAGTACTTGCACCAGAGCAATATCCAATGAAAGAAATTGCAACCACTACTGGTGAAAAGGTTATGGTTTACACAGGTGGTCCACTTGCTGGTCAAGATAAAAGTGGCAACTTTCCGATTCAAGCATCTGGTACTACTGTTATTCAAGAAAACAGTACTACAAGTAACGTTGATGGGAATAAAACTTTTGGTGGATCAGATAGTGATACCCAGCAGGTAGTAGACGGCACAGATTTTAACGTTGAACAATATACCAAGTCTTACCTCGATAAACTAACAGAAGATCAAAAGACTGCTGAGCGTCAAAGCGCATTTAATATCCTCAAGATGGAGTTCCAGCAATACGGTCTAGGAAGCCTTGTTGATAAGATCAGCAACCTACTTACAGACGGAACCCCACCAGCAGAATTTGCTCTACGCTTACGCGATACCCAAGAGTACAAGGATCGCTTTAAGGCTAACGAGGCCAGAATTTCCAAAGGTCTTACGGCCTTAAGTCCAGCAGAGTATGTAGCCCTTGAAGATCAGTACCAAAATGTTATGCGTAACTACGATCTACCAGAGTCTTACTATTCAAAGGATACAACAGGCAAGCAGGTAGGATTTGAGCAACTCATTGCTAACGATGTTGATTCAGAAGAACTACAAGAGCGTATTGTTACAGCGCAGGATCGAGTTCTTAAATCTAATCCACAGGTATTGCAAGCACTTAAACGATTTTATCCAGACATTACCAATGGCGATATCTTGGCCTATGCTCTTGATTCAAAGAACGCTATTAAGAATATCCAGAGCAAGGTAACAGCAGCTGAGATCGGTGGAGCAGCAATCGCTCAAGGTCTTAACACCGCAGCAAGTAGAGCAGAAGAACTTGCAGGATACGGCGTTACTAAGGCAGCAGCACAGCAAGGTTTTGAAACCGTTGCTGGTGTCGCACCACGTGGTGGACAACTTGCGGCAATGTACGGACAAGATCCTTACACACAACAGACAGCAGAAACAGAAGTCTTTGGACTTGCAGGATCTGCTGAGGCAAAGAAGAAGCGTGAGAAATTAACTGCGCTTGAGACTGCCTCATTCTCCGGACAATCAGGTCGCGGAGTACTAGCCAGAGATCGCGCTGGCTCAATCTAAATAAGCCTGCCACTAGAACGACTGGCCTAGTGGAGTGAACTAAGACCAGGAGTGGGAGCCATACCGTTTCCCCAGACGGATATGAGGCCCGCGTAAATCAACTAAATGATAGGGAGTGGACTATGTCCAATTATGAGTACGAGGATGACGACGACGATGTCACAACAAACGATACGTCGAATGACCTTGTAAAACAACTACGCAAAGCCGCAAAGCAAAAGGATAAAGAACTACAGGAACTTCGTTCCCAGTTTGAAACCTTGACCAAGGGCCAGCGTGAACGAGCAATCAAGGACACCCTCGCAGCTCGCGGGGTAAATCAGAAGATCGCTTCATTTATCCCACAGGATATAGACCCTTCAGAGGAGTCTGTGTCTAAATGGCTCACAGAATATGCCGATGTTTTCGGTATTGATCTTGAGCAAAACCAGGCAACAGCAAATGTAGATCCAGCCGATGCAGCGGCGTACAAGAGACTAAGTGCAGCGTCTAACGCAGGTATATCACCTGAACGTGGACAAGACATTATGAGTCGCTTGATGAACGCCAATTCAAAGGAAGAACTGGATGCCATCATTGCCGAATCTGGAATGTAATTTAACCACTAACGAAAGGCAAAAATAATGGCACTACCAGGCGGTTCCATCACTGGTTCAGCTGACATTACTGCACTCGTACAGACAGCATACGATCAATATGTTCGTATGGCTCTTCGTAGCATCCCTGTTATGCGCGGTCTTGCAGATGTTAAGCCAGTACAGCAAGCAATGCCAGGATCATCAGTAGTATTCTCAATCTACTCTGACCTAGCACAAGCAACATCAACTCTCACAGAAGAGTCAGATGTTTCATCAATCGCTCTCGGCAACCCTAACCAGGTTACCGTTACTCTTCAAGAGTACGGATCAGCCGTAACAACAACAAAGAAGTTGAACCTTACTTCGTTCAACGATGTTGACTCAGCACTTGCTGACATCATCGCTTACAACGCAGCAGATTCGATTGACTCTGTAGTTGCAACAACTCTCACAGGTGGCTCAAACGTCATCTACGCAGGAACTTCAACAGCATCAACAACAAACGGAATCACAGCAACAGACGTTATGTCAGTAGCTGCTATCCGTGAGGCTGTCACACAGCTCCGCACAAACAAGGCAGTGCCACGTATCAATGATTTGTACGCAGCATACCTACACCCACGTCAGGCAGCTGACCTCCGTGCTGAATCAGGCACCGGCGGATTCCAGGCTTTGACACAGTACGTAGATCGCACACCATTCGTGGCTGGTGCAGTCGGCGTAATCGAAGGTGCATTCGTAGTGGAAACACCACGTATCCCATTCGCTGCAAACACACAGTCACCAGCAGTTAACGTCTACAAGGCTGTTATCGCTGGTCGTGAAGCACTTGCAGAAGCACAGGGTCAAGACATCTCTACCATCATTGGACCAGAGATTGATACGCTCCGTCGCTTCCGTACAATCGGTTGGTACTATATGGGCGGCTTCTCTCTACTTCGTCAAGCAGCTCTTTATCGTATTGAATCAGCAGCATCAATTAACTAATTGAGCACGGTGGGGGCAGGGTCAAACCTGCCTCCATCACTTAGAGGAGAGATATGCCATATACGCTAGTAACACCTTGGAATAACGAGACGTGGGTAGATAACAACACTACTCCCTATGCTCGTCTAGCAGGACGTCGTCTTGTAGGTGGAACTTATGATGGCACTATCCCAGTATCACTTACAGATGTACCACGTGGAATAACACTACTGATTAACGGTACAACTGTAACAGAAAATAGAACACCTAGCCAAGATGACTTGGCTGATGCTGACACCTATTACCTTGGTGGCCACGCATACACTCTTACAGATCAAGAAGCACAAGTCCTTATTAACGCTGGTTACAGCGATTACCTAACACCGGTGGCCTAATGGAATGCAATCACACAAGTAAAGTCCTTGACTGGTCATACGAACTAATAGACGGTGACGTCAAGCAACTTGTATCTAAGTATGGATGCACACACTGTGAGGCTACATCGGATAAGCCGTTTAAGTCTGAGTGGTATTCTAAGCCAGATCACAGTAAGTGTGATGATAGTCCTTGCTTTGGTTGCAAGGCACGAGGCTTAACACTAAGTACTGGAGATGCCACTACTCGTGGGTTCCAGTCGGCTAAGGCCCACGATAAAGAGTTGGGTGCGTATTACGACGCAGTTCGACAAGGAATAGAACCTCGTTCTACCAGACA